GAGGCGCAATAGTTACGTTTCTGCATTAGGGCGCGCCCTAACGTAGCAAAATGTGACATCCCGTGACCCCACCGGGGGGCGACCCCCCTAACCCAGCACGGCGGGCTCGCAACCCTAACATACTATTCCCCACAAATCCCCCACGTTTGGAACTTTTCCGGAACATTTAGAACAGTGTATGCGGGAGCGTGCGGGACATAAAAACGGCACTAATTATAGTCCTTTTTTATTTATATTTTATACCCCCCACCCCCCTTCAATTTTTATCTACCCACCGGTTTCGGCGCGCTTTGTATAGGAAAAGGGGGTGCAGGAGTCCCACGTTGCAAAACCCCCACCATACTATATAGTCACGAAATGCGTCTAAACGGGGGAAACCATGACCCTGCACCTCATGCCGGAAGAAAACGTGCCTTTGGACAAGAAAAACGCGGCGCTTAGCTTCGAAGAGAGCATCACCGCTGCCGCAAATACCGCTAATTTGCTGGCTGCAGCCGGGCTGGAGGTGCTTCCAGACTCGGAAGATGAGGAGACCGCTGCCCAGTTGGCGCTGGCGTATGCCGCAGACCCCTCTGAAACCGAGAAAACGGGCACTACTAGGCGGATTGCGACCCTGACACCGGCTGCTCTGCTGCTTACACAGCAGATTTTGAAGGATTTTGGCCACAAAGTGGTCGAAGATGTGGTGCAGATACGCCATCTGGTGACCAACAAGCTGGTGCAGGAGACCGAAAACCCCGATCCGAGGGTGCGGTTGAAGGCTTTGGAGCTTCTGGGCAAGTTTTCCGACGTCGGGTTGTTTGTGGAGCGTAGCGAAGTGACCGTAACGCACCAGACGACCGACGATATCCGTGCCCGGCTGCGCGAGAAGCTGCAGAGAATGGTGGACGTGACGCCCGCAGAGGATGCGGAGCTTATAGATGATGTGGAGTGAGCGCAGTGAACGATATTGCGTTCACGGAGAAGGAACTGCGGACACTTCTTGCCAGCGTTGACCAGCTGTCGGAGACCGAGGCTGCAGAAGTAGAGCAGATGCTCGACGAACTGCTAAACCGAAAGCAGCAGCAGGCTGCACGCGACGACTTGATCGAGTTCTGCAAGCGGATGGACCCGTCGTATATCGTCGGGAGGCACCACCGGCTGCTGGCAAAGCAGCTGATGGCGCTGGAGCGCGGCGAAAAGGACCGTGTGTGCGTCAATATCCCGCCGCGACACGGCAAGAGTCAGATGGTCTCCACATACTACCCTGCGTGGTTCTTGGGGAGAAATCCGGGCAAGAAGGTCATGATGGTGTCCCACACCACTGATCTGGCCGTCGATTTCGGTCGGAAGGTGCGTAACCTGATCGACACCGACGCCTACAAGGAGATTTTCCCCGCTGTTGGCCTCGCTTCGGACAGTAAGTCGGCGGGGCGTTGGAACACGAACTTCGGCGGCGAGTATTTTGCCTGTGGTATAGGTAGCTCTATCGCTGGTCGCGGTGCAGACTTGCTGCTGGTGGACGACCCCCACTCGGAACAGGACGTGCTGAACGGCAACTTCTCGGTATTCGAGAAAGCCTACCAGTGGTTCACCTTCGGCGCGAGAACGCGTCTGATGCCGGGCGGACGGGTGGCTGTGGTGCAGACACGCTGGCACATGGACGACCTCACTGGGCGGCTGGTGCGCGACATGGCGCAGAATGACGACGCCGATCAGTACGAGGTAGTGGAGTTTCCTGCCCTGCTGGACGTCGAGCAGACCGACCCGGAGACCGGGGAAGCGCGGACCGTGCAGAAGGCCCTGTGGCCTGAGTTCTTCGATGTCCCGGCGCTGTTGCGTACCAAGGCCAGCATGCCTGTCTTCCAGTGGAACGCGCAGTATCAGCAGCAACCCACGGCTGAAGAGGCTGCGATAGTAAAGAGAGAGTGGTGGAGGCTGTGGCCCGACGACGATCCGCCGCCCGCAGAGTTCGTCATCATGTCCCTCGACGCCGCTGCCGAGACTAACAACCGTGCGGACTTCACGGCGCTGACGACATGGGGAGTGTTCCTCAACGAGCAGGAGGGTGGACACCACATCATCCTGCTCAACTCGATAAAAAGGCGCTTGGAGTTCCCCGAGCTCAAGCAGTTATGCCTAGACGAGTATAAGTATTGGAACCCGGACGCGTTCATCGTCGAGAAGAAGAGCGCGGGGACGGCAGTGTTCCAAGAACTGCGGCGGATGGGTATCGCCGTGCAGGAGTACACCCCCCACCGGGGGACCGGGGACAAGATGGCCCGCCTCAACTCCGTGTCGGACATATTGGCGTCAGGATTTGTCTGGGTACCTGCGACACGCTGGGCCGAGGAGGTCGTGGAGGAGGTGGCGGGGTTCCCGTTCGCAAGCCACGACGACCTCGTGGACTCCACGGTGATGGCGCTGCTGAGATTCCGTCAGGGCGGGTTCATCCGCTTGCCGACAGACGAGTGGGACGAGGACAACTACAGAGCGCCGAGACGAGAGCCCTACTACTGAACCAAGATTGCTAGACGCGGCACTTGACTGTATAGTGCCAGCAACCTCTGCGGGAGAGAGCATATGGCCGTCGTCAAGACAATGCAGCCGTTCGACCTAGAGGTCGATGACAACCCTGACATGAACGCGCTGGAGATCGACGTCATCAACCCCGACGCGATCACTGTTACTCCCGACGAAGACGGCACGCTCGTCATTGATTTCACAGGCGAGCTCACCGAAGAGATCGCGGGCCCCGACCACAACTCCAACTACGCCGATTTCTACGAGGATGCGGAGCTTGAGGCTATCGCTTCCGACCTCGTGGACAGCTTCCTGACCGACCGCAACTCCCGCAAGGAGTGGGTGGACACCTACGTCAAGGGCATCGACCTCCTCGGTCTCAAGTTCGAAGAGCGCACTATCCCGTGGCAGGGTGCCGCAGGCGTCTTCCACCCCGTGCTGACCGAATCTGTCGTGCGCTTCCAAGCGCAGGCGGTCAGCGAACTCCTTCCCGCATCCGGCCCGGTCAAATCCAAGATCGTCGGCAAGATGACCAAGGAGAAGTTCGAGCAGGCCAACCGCGTTCAGAACGAGATGAACTACATCATCACCGAGCGCATGGTCGAGTACCGCGAGGAAACGGAGCAGATGCTGTTCCGCGTTGCTCTCGCTGGTTCCGGTTTCAAGAAGGTCTACTACGACCCCCTGAAGCGCAGGCCCGTGTCTATCTTCGTGCCCGCCGAAGACTTCATCATCAGCTATGGTGCGTCGAATCTTGAGTCGTGCGAACGCTTTACGCACGTCATGAAGAAGACGCCCAATGAAATCAAGAAGTTGCAGGCCACAGGGTTCTATCGCAACGTAGACCTACCGACGCCGACCTTCGAGAAGAGCGACATCCAAGAGAAGTACGACGAGATCGAGGGGATGTCCTCCCCCGGCTCGGACGACGACCGGCATACTATTCTTGAGATGCACGTCGATTACGACCTGCCTGAACCCTACAGCGACCCGGACGGCATTGCTCGCCCCTACGTTGTAACCATCGACCTGAGTTCGCGCATCATCCTCGCCATCCGCCGTAATTGGTACGAGGACGACGAGGACAAGGAGAAGCGGTCGCACTTCGTCCACTACCCCTACCTGCCGGGGCTTGGGTTCTACGGCACCGGCCTGATCCACATGATCGGGGGGCTGTCGCGCTCGGCTACATCCATCCTGCGCCAGTTGATCGACGCCGGTACGCTGTCGAACCTGCCTGCTGGCCTGAAGGCTCGCGGCCTGCGCATCAAGGGTGACGACACCCCCCTCCAGCCGGGTGAGTTCAGGGATGTGGACATCCCCGGTGGGGCCATCCGTGACTCGATCTTCCCCCTGCCGTTCAAGGAACCATCCACGGTCCTCTACCAACTGCTCGGGAATGTGGTCGAGGAAGCCCGTCGCATCGGCTCCGTGGCTGACATTCAGGTCGGCGATATCAACGCTCAGGCTCCTGTAGGCACAACGCTCGCCCTCATGGAACGCTCCATGAAGGTGATGTCTGGCGTTCAGGCCCGTATGCACGCCGCCATGAAGAAGGAACTGCGCATTCTTGCACAGGTCATCCATGACTTCATGCCGGATGCCTACGAGTACGAAGTCGCCGGGGACAAGGAAGCCTTCAGCCGTGTAGATGACTTCGACCTCAACACCATCGACGTGATCCCGGTTTCAGACCCGAACGCTGCCACAATGTCGCAGCGGATCATGCAGTATCAGGCAGCACTGCAACTCTCGCAGCAGGCACCGCAACTCTACGACATGGGCAAGCTTCACCGGCAGATGCTTGAAGTGCTCGGCATTCAGGACGCAGCGGACATCATCAAGCTGCCCGACGACATCAAGCCGAAAGACCCCGTCACGGAGAACATGGCTATTCTCAAGCAGGAGCCGGTCAAAGCCTTCCTCTATCAGGATCACGAGGCACACATCGCCGTTCATATGGCCGCTGCTCAAGACCCGAAGATTCAGCAGCTTGTTGGGCAGTCTCCGTTCGCCCCCGCCATCATGAACGCCATGGCCGCTCACATCACCGAGCACGTCGCCATGCAGTACCGCAAGGAAATCGAGAAGCAGCTTGGCGTTCCGCTTCCGCCCGAAGATGAGCAACTGCCTGATGATGTGGAAGCCGATCTGTCGCGGATCGTTGCTCAGGCGGCTGGCAAACTGCTTGGCAAGAACCAGCAGGAAGCAGCACAGCAGCAGGCCCAGCAGCAGGCGCAGAACCCGCTGACCCAGATTCAGATGAAGGAACTCGAACTCCGTGAGCGTGAAGTCGCGATCAAGGAGGCCGAGTCCCAGCATCAGATGGCTATGGACAAGGCCAAGGTTGAACTCGATGTGGCCAACAAGACTGCGAACATCGAAATCCAGCGTGAGCGCATCCAGTCTGAGGCGCAGCGCGAGCAGGCGCGGCTGGCAGCCAGCCTCATCACTGACTACAACGACACCCAGAGCAAGGAGCGGCTTGAAGGCGCGAAGATCGGCGTCGAGATCGCCAAAGCGGCGGTAACGCAGCTGGGTGGTACGAATGAGTAGTACCGTCTTCGACATCCTGACCCGCCGCCTCGAAGAGAAACAAGAGGCTACCGCGCTGTTTCTAGCGCAAGGCGGTGCCAAGTCTTACGAGGATTACGTCCGCATCGTAGGAGAATACGCGGCTACGACGTCATTTCTCGTAGAAGTAAAAGAACTAGAGCGGAGATTCATTGACGACTAGCGTCTGCTGTTTTAGTTCTATGTACGTACGCGAATGATCGCGCAGGGTAACTGTGGCACCCGAAGCCACTGCAAGAGGTGTACATGTACACGGCTGAGAAGGTTGATGACGAGCGTTTGAGGGCTAAACTGCCCGAGCCTACTGGCTACAAGCTCCTCATCGCGATCCCCGAAGTCAGCGAAAAGACGGATGGTGGCGTCTTCATGCCAGACGCCCTCAAGAAAGCAGAAGAGACGGCGTCCATCATCGGGTTCGTCGTCAAGTCAGGCCCAGAAGCCTACACTGATCCCAACAAGTTCCCGAACGGCCCTTGGTGCAAGGATGGCGACTTTGTCATCTTCCGCTCCTATTCCGGCACAAGGTTCAAGGTTCTTGGGAAGGAGTTCCGTCTTATCAACGATGACACGGTCGAGGCCGTTGTCGAAGACCCGAGGGGGTATAGCAGAGCATGAGCGGCGAAGCAGAAGACAAGTTCGAGGTCGAGATCGAGGACGATACCCCTGAACCGGATCGCGGCAAGCCGCGTCGTGCCGAGGGTACTGAGCCTGACATCCCTGATGACTCGGAACTGGAGAGCTACAGCGAAGGTGTGCAGAAGCGCATCAAGAAGCTGAAGTTCGAATATCATGAGGAGCGCCGCCGCAAGGAGGAAGCGGAGCGCATCAAGGAGGAAGCGATCAAGTTCGCAGAGGCGCAGAAGCGCGAGCTTGACGCAATGCGCGCAAAGTACACGCAGAACGAGACAGCGTTTGTTGGCGAAGCCAAGGCTCGCGTCGATGTTGAGCTTGAGCGCGCTCGCACCGCGTACAAAACTGCCTACGAAGCCGGGGATGCTGACGGCCTAGTGGAAGCGCAGGAAAAGCTGACGGAGCTTAAAGCACAGAAGATGCGCCTCGACGCGTATCGTCCCGCTCCGCAGCAAGCGCCGCAACCGGCTCCGCAGGCTATGCCGCAAATCCCAGAACCCGACCCACGCGCGAAGCAATGGCTTGCAACCAATCCTTGGTTTGGCCACAAGCCCGGCGTGAACGACCTCGAGATGACCGCTCTTGCTCTTGGGGTCCATGAAAACCTCAAAAACAGCGGCGTTGCTCTAGGCAGTGAAAAGTATTATGCTGAGATAGACGCAGCCGTAAGGAAGCGTTTCCCTGAACGGTTTGGCGAAGAAGAAGTAGAGGTGAAGGCACCTTCTCGCCAGACAGGCTCCGTGGTGGCCCCTGCATCTCGCAGTGTACCAACATCACGCGACAAAGTGCGCATCACCGCGTCAGCAGCCGCACTCGCCAAGCGGCTGGGCCTGACGAACGAACAGTACGCGGCGCAAGTTCTCAAGGAGAGAAACAATGGTTGACAGGACGCCACGGCAGCAGACGACTCGTGAAGCTACGCAGCGCAAGCGTTCGTGGCAGCGTTCAGCCATGATCCCGGCCCCCGAACCCAGAGATGGACTCAAGTTCCGCTGGATTCGCACCTCGTCTATGGGCCAGTCGGATAACACGAACGTCTCTCGGCGTTTTCGTGAAGGCTATACCCCTGTCAAAGCAGAGGACTTTCCTGAGCTTCAGATTCTTTCCGATGTGGATTCGCGGTTCAAAGGCAACATCGAGGTAGGCGGATTGCTGCTTTGCAGCATCCCCGAAGAACTCGCTGAAGATCGTGTCCAAGGCCAACTTGAGGAAGCTCAAGCACAAATCTCGGCAGTGGATAACAACTTCATGCGCGAGAACGATCCTCGGATGCCGCTTCTGAGACCTGAGCGCTCCACTCGCACTTCATTCGGTCGGGGGTAACCCCAGAAACTCAACATGTGGATGAAGGAGTAACCCAATGGGTTCGATCAACGCTCCCTTCGGTCTGCGCCTCACTGGCCGTCATGACAACGGCTCGCTGGAAGTGTTCCGTCAGTTCCCGATTGCCTCGGGCTACAACGTGAACATTGCCGCTGGCGATGTTGTTTTCCTTGACGACGATGGCACCTCGACGAACATCGAGAAGCAGTCCGGTACCGGCGACACTGTAACCGCCCTTGAAATGGTCGGTGTGTTTGTCGGTTGCTCGTACACTGACCCGAGCACTGGTCAGCCGACGTATAGCAACATGTGGCCTGCGGGCACTGCTGCGTCGGACGCCATGGCTTTCGTCGTGGACGATCCTCAGGCTCTCTATGTCGTTCAGGCAGACGAGGCGTTTACGAACGTCGGCGATGTCTACGGCAAGAACGCCGCTCTTGTTCAGACCGCTCCCAGCACGACCTTCAAGGCGTCTCGGGTTGCTCTGGACGCCTCGACGCTGGGCAACAACGCCAACCTTCCCATTCGCATCGTTGACTATGTCGGCGGCGCGCGCGGGGACGAGGCTGGTTCGGCCTACCCCCTGATGGTGGTCAAGCTGAACTACACCCAGTTCACCACGACAACTGGTTCGTAAGGAGGGCTGAAACATGGCTATCTCTCGCGCACAAGCCCTCAAAGAACTTCTTCCGGGTCTGAACGCGCTGTTCGGTCTTGAGTACGCTAAGTACGAAGACGAGCACGCGGAGGTCTACGAGACCGAGACCTCGGAGCGTTCATTCGAGGAAGAAGTTAAGCTGTCTGGTTTTGGTGCGGCCCCGGTTAAACCCGAAGGTTCGGCCATTACTTATGACAACGCACAGGAATCGTTCACTGCTCGTTACAACCACGAGACGGTGGCGATGGGCTTTTCCATCACCGAAGAGGCGATGGAAGACAACCTGTACGATTCGCTCTCGGCTCGCTACACGAAGGCACTGGCTCGCGCCATGGCCTACACGAAGCAAGTCAAGGCGGCTTCGCTCCTGAACACGGGCTTCACCTCGTTCCAGTCGGGCGATGGTGTCACCCTGTTCAACGCCAGCCACCCCACTGTTGCTGGCGGCACCAACTCGAACCGTCCCGCCGCTGATGCGGACCTGAACGAGACCTCGCTCGAACAGGCCGTGATCGACATCGCCGCGTATCGTGATGAGCGTGGCCTGCTGATCGCTGCCCGTCCGCGCAAGCTGATCGTTCCCCCGGCGCTGATGTTCGTCGCCACACGGCTCCTTGAGACGGAACTGCGTGTCGGCACTGCCGATAACGACATCAACGCTCTCAAGTCCAACGGGTCGATCCCCGAGGGCTATCGTGTCAACCACTACCTGACGGATAACGATGCGTGGTTCATCACCACCGATATCCCGAATGGCATGAAGCACTTCGTCCGTGTCGCGATGCAGACCGGCATGGATGGCGACTTCGACACGGGGAACGTCCGCTACAAGGCGCGTGAGCGCTACTCGTTCGGCGTTTCGGACCCGCTCGGAATCTACGGTTCCCCCGGCGTTTGATCCGTGCTATACAGGGGGACACACCTCCCTGTTTGGTAAACTGGGGCCATCGTGAAAGCGGTGGCCCCTTTCTTTTGCTGACTGACTAGTGTAGTCTTTTGCGAGGGCGACATCAGCCACGCAGACAGGGTGCCCACCTGACGTTGCACGGACTGCGCGGCGAATCCTTGTGCAAGGGGTACTTCAATGGCCAATACAACCTTCTCTGGTCCGGTTACGTCGCAGAACGGTTTCGTCGGCGGCATCACCGGAAACGTGACTGGCAACGTGACTGGCAACGTCGCCGGGAACGTGACCGGCTACATCATTCTCCCCACCAGCGACCCTGCCGTTGTCGGCGCTCTGTGGAACAACGCGGGCACCATCACCATCTCTGCTGGCTGATAGGTAACCGACATGTCAGAGTACGACGTAAACTCTAAGCGCGTGACTGCTACTGGCGCTCTCAGTATCGGTCGCGCGCGTATCAGGCAGGTTGTCACCACAGTCAGTGGCGCTGGTCGTATCACTCTGACCAACGGGAACGGCGGGACTACGCTGATCGACTTGGACTTCCAAGCAGCCGGGACATACGACATCTTCATCCCCGGCACCGGAGTTCTGTTCAGCAACGACCCCTATTTGTCCACTGCAACCAACGTGACGGCTGCGACAATCTTCTGGACGTAGGAGCTTAGGATGGCTCGGGAGCTTTCATCCATCTCTCGGTTTGGGCTTACCGAGCCATTCGAGCTTCAGGTGGGTCGTGGCCAGATCACAGGCCACAGCGTTGTCCATGTGTTTGGGTTCAACCCTGATGTGGACACGTCGGAAGAGACTGTCTGGCCGATTGATGGAATCCTCGGTCACCCCGCGTCACCCACGGTCATGACGATCAGTTCGTCCAGCGCTGACGATGCTTCTGCCGGGACCGGAGCAAGGTCTATATTCATCGAGGGCGTGAACGGAACTGGCGGTCTTGTGACAGAGACCGTCATTCTTGATGGCCAGACAGCAGTCAATACGACCAACGCCTACGATGCCATAGAGCGCATGACAGTTCTGACCGTTGGTTCTGGCGGCAAGAACGCAGGGATCATCTACGCAGGCACGGGAACTGTCACCCTTGGCGTTCCTGCTGTGCCTTACAGCGCAATCGGCGCTGGCGAGAACAATAGCTTGGTCGGGCACTGGACGTGCCCTACAGGCTACACCGGCTATATGACGGAGGGCAAGTTCACTGTCGGCCCTACTGGCGGCAACCAGTATGTTATCGGTCGCTTGAAGGTTCGAGGCATCGATGACATCGTTCGCACTGCCGCCAAGACTGTGACCGGCAGCGGTCCTGTTGACTACATTTTCAACTACCCTGTCGTCATCAGGGCTGGTGAGTGCGTCACAGCCACTGCTCAAGGATCAGCCGCGAACAACGCGGTGGCGTCCTACTTCCAGATCGTTCTAGTCAGGGATGCTTAGTGATGGCCAAGTCTCCCGCATGGACACGCAAGGAAGGCAAAGACCCCAAGGGTGGCCTGAACGCCAAGGGAAGGGCGTCTGCCAAAGCTCAGGGTATGAACCTCAAGCCTCCAGCGCCGAACCCGAAGACCAAGGAAGACGCTGGTCGTCGCAAGAGCTTCTGCGCTCGGATGTCTGGCATGAAGAAGAAGCTGACCAGCGCGAAGACCAAGAACGATCCAGATTCGCGCATCAACAAAAGCCTCCGGGCTTGGAACTGCTGAGGTTATCATGCCGCTGACCAAGAAGGGCGAGAAGATCAAGAAGGCCATGGAGAAGCAGTATGGCAAGGAGCGCGGTGAGCGCGTCTTCTACGCTGCTGAGAACAAGGGCGCTATCAAGGGCGTAGCCAAGAAAGGTTCGAAGAAATGATGAGCCGTGGAAGCATGGGCAAGCAGATCGCTACAGCCCCTGCAAGCAAGAAGTTCAAGCCTTGCTCGAAGTGTCCGTCGCCTGCCAAGTGCAAGGCTGCGGGCAAGTGCATGATGAAATCGAAAAAGTAGGAGAAGTTCAATGGCACTAGCACCTCTGCTCGTTGGCGGTCTTGCCGCCGCCGCGCTTAATCAACTCCGCAAGCGCAGGAAAGACAAATCTGCCGATGAACGCGCCATGGAAGTTGGCAATGTCACCGGACAGCCCACCGGCATGGCCTATGGCGGCAAGGTCAAGAAAATGGCCAAGGGCGGTTCTGTCACCCGTGGTGACGGCGCTTGCATGAAGGGCCACACCAAAGGAATGATGCGCTAAGTCATGGGCCGCACTAACGAAGCTCTCTGGGAAAAGGCCAAGTCGCAGGCCAAGGCGAAGATGGGTGGCAAGCACTCAGCCCGCGCCATGCAGCTTGCTGGCAAGATTTACAGAGAGAAGGGCGGTGGCTATACTGGCGCAAAGACTGAAGCTCAAAAGAGCATGTCTAAGTGGACGAGGGAAGACTGGGGCACGAAGAGTGGCAAGCCATCTGGAAAGACTGGGGAGCGTTACCTTCCCAAGAAAGCCAGAGAGGCACTGACCTCTGCCGAGTACGCAGCCACGACAAAGGCAAAGCGAGAAGGCACGAGGCAAGGCAAGCAGTTCGTGCCCCAGCCTGAAAAGATCGCGAAGAAGACAGCAAAGTTCAGGAAGTGATCCATGGCCGTTGTCGTCCCAGACCTCTCTGAACTCTTCGAGGAAGCCTACGAGCGGGCTGGCCTTGAGATGCGCTCTGGCTATGACCTGAAGACCATCAGGCGTAGCCTCAACATCCTCACATTGGAGTGGCAGAACCGTGGGCTTAATCTCTTCACTATCGACGCTGGTACGCAAGCTCTTACGGCGGGAACCCACACCTACACACTTCCAGCAGACACAATCGATCTTATCGAGCATCAACTACGCACCGGAAGTGGAAGCTCCCAGATCGACACAGCCCTTGAGCGAATCAGCGTCTCAACCTACGCCCAGCAAACCAACAAGAACACGCAAGGCAGGCCCACGCAAATCTACGTCCAGCGCCTCTCGACGGAAACCAAAGTGACGCTGTGGCCGGTGCCTGACAACACGATGCCCTACACGCTGGTCTACTACCGGCTGAAAGGTATTGATGGACTGTCGTCTGGCATCGGTGGCTCTGCTGCGATCCCGCCGCGCTTTGTCCCCGCCTTGGTTGCTGGCCTCGCCTATCACGTCGCGATGAAGAAGCCTGACGCTGCCATGCGGGTCGAGCCTCTGCGCCAGATATACGAGGACCAGTTTGCTCTTGCCGCTGGAGAGGATCAGGAGCGCGCCTCCGTCCAGTTCTCGCCCTTCTACACGTTCGGTGTGTGATGCCCGCCTACGCCCGTGGATCAAAGGCCTTCGGCTTCTGCGACAAGACAGGGTTCAGGTACCCCCTGAATGATCTCGTATGGGAGTACAACAACGGCACCAAGACGGGCTTCAGGGTGGGTCGTGATGTCGTTGACCCTGACCAGCCGCAGAACTTTCTCGGCAGGCTGAAGATCAACGATCCGCAGTCGCTGCGTGATCCTCGCCCGGATGCCAGCCAGCAGGAGTCTAGAGCCCTGTTTGGTTGGAATCCTGTTTGGAACCCGATCCAGCAAATGGTATGTTCTGTCGGAACAGTGACCGTCAACACAACCAATGGAGCCTGACATGGCAATGTGTGGTACGAAGAAGATGAAATCTGGTGGCAAGGCGAAGACGCCGTCCTCGGCAACACGCCGTGGGCACGGTGCCTATGGCCGTGAGATGAGCAAGCAGCGTCAGCTTGACGACGCGATCATGCGCTTTCAGGGGGAAGACCTCGAAGCCGGTCGCGCTGCTGGTATGAAGGCTGGCGGCAAGGTCAAGAAGATGGCCATGGGCGGTAAAGCAAAGAAGGGGAAGATGTGATGGCCAAGAGCAAGGTAAACGCTATCTCCAAGGGCCGTGCGGCGAAGGGGAAGCGGGAGACGATTCCTCGCACGAGGACGACGTCCACTGGCGCTCAGCAATTTGACCGTGGGGCCGATGCCATCACGAATAGTGCCGCCAAGTCTTACCAAAGAGGAGTGATGCCTGCATGGGCTGCCGCCATGGACAAGGAGTTTCCGGGTCGTGGATACGACAAAATGGAGGCACGCATGGTTGATATTGACAAGGAGCACCAAGAAAAGATGTCTGCCATCGACGAGGCATTTCACAAGCGCAAGATGGCTCGCAACATGAGTGGCGTTAAGGGCTACGCCATGGGCGGCAAGGTTCGCGGTGGCGGCGCAGCTACCAAGGGCCTTCAGTTCAGGAAGGACGGATAAGTTCAAATGAACTATCTTCAGCTTTCAGACGCTATCAAGAACTACACGGAGAGCTTCGAGACGTCCTTCGTCGCGAACATTCCTCGGTTTATTCGTCAGGCTGAAGAGCGCATTGTCCGTTCGGTCATGATCCCTGAGTTGCGGCGCAACGCGACAACGACGCTTACGCCCAACAATCCGTACCTTCAGAGGCCGACCGACTTCCTGTCTGTCTTCTCGCTTGCCGTTGTCGATGCTGGTGGCAACTACAACTACCTCATCGACAAGGACGTCAACTTCATGCGGGAGGCGTACCCGCAGCCCGTGACGTCTGGCGTTCCAAAGTACTATTCGCAGTTCGATGGCGATGGCCTTGTGTCGGCGCAGGGCAACTTCATCTTGGCCCCCACTCCGAGCGCCGCCTTCACTGTCGAACTTCACTACTACTACGACCCTCCGTCCATCGTGCAGGACTCAATATCCGGCCTCGGAGCCATTGCTGGCGGCAGTGGCTATCTGAATGGAACCTACTGGGATGTGCCGCTCACAGGAGGCTCTGGCTCTGGCGCTAGGGCCAACATCACGGTCTCTGGTGGTAGCGTGACCGCCGTGTCTCTTGCCGATCCCGGCGCTCTCTACAAGGCCGCAGACACGCTTGCTGCCAACAACGCCACCCTTGGCGGTGGGTCGCTCTTCTCCATCCCCGTGAACGCCACCCTGAACTCGGCAGGCACATCTTGGTTCGGAGAGAACGCTGAGAGCGCTCTGCTCTACGGCTCTCTCATCGAGGCGTACACTTACCTCAAGGGCGATGCCGACATCCTTCAACTCTATACCAACAGGTACAATGAGGCGATGTCCAACCTCTTTGGCATCGACATCCGCTCCAGTCGCGATGACTACAGGGACGGGAAGTACAAGATCGGTAGCGCATCATGATGATGGGCACTTCCTTTGCTAAGGTGTTCGCGTCGTCCCATGGCGGTCATTCACCGGACACTATCGCCGAGATGTGCGTGGACAAACTCATCAGCGTCTCGGACACTGCCCCAGCGGAGATTCAGCAGCAGGCTCTCGCCTTTAGAGCGCAAATGTTGAACGTGGTGCGGTATTACATTACAATGGCGGTCAGTGAGGATCGTCATACGGTCAGCAACACGGTCCGCGAGGCAGGGTTCCCCGATCTCGCCGAGCAGCTAAGGAGAATGTGATGGCGTTCACCGGGAACTACATGTGTACGACGTTCAAGCAGGAACTGCTGCTTGCCGTGCATGACTTCCGCTCGTCTGGCGGGGACACGTTCAAGCTAGCGCTTTACGACAACAACGCCAGCTTCACAGCGGCTACGTCTACATACACCGCTACTGACGAAGTTCCCAATACGGGGACTTACACCGCTGGCGGCGGCGCTCTCACCAACGGCGATCCTGCCACTTCCGGCACTACAGCCTTCGCTGACTTTGGCGATCTGTCATTCACCTCTGCTACGATCACCGCGTATGGCGCTCTGATCTACAACAGCACGCCTTCTGCCAACGGCGTCCTTGGCCCCCTGACTAACCCGGCTGTGTGCGTTCTGGACTTTGGCGGCGCGAAGATTTCCACGACCGGAACCTTCACCATTATTTTCCCGGTCGCAGACGCAAGCAACGCGATCATCCGCATCGCATAAGGAACCTCGGTGGTAGTTCTTGCCAATAGAGTGAAGGTGGAGACAGCCACAACAGGCACGGGGACAATCACCCTTGGGCCTGCTGTCACTGGCTTTCAGAACTTTGCTGCTGGTGGCATCAGCAATGGCGACGAGGTCAGGTACACGATTGAGGCCGGTAACGACTGGGAGATCGGTACTGGGGTGTACTCATCGACTGGCCCTACCATGACGCGCTCTGTCATCGAAAGCTCGACTGGCGGCTCTCCTCTCAACCTTGGCGGCGGCTCCATCGTCTACCTTACCGCCGCTGCTGAAGACATCACCACACCGGCACAGGCAACGAGCATCGCCTTGGCCCTCGTGATAGCGCTTGGGTGATCCATGGCGAACACCTTCAAGAACTACACGACCAAGAACATCGGGACCGGAGGTTCTGATGTGTACACTGTGCCAGCCCTCACGAAGTCGATTGTGATCGGCTTCAATCTGTCCAACATCACAGGCTCGTCTCTCCCCGTCGAGATCAACCTCGTCAAGGCCGACACCTCAGTTGTGCAGCTTGTAGGTGCCTTGAGGATAGATGGGGGGCTGACTAACGACTTCCTTAGTGGTAAGAAGTTGGTCATGGATGCGGGTGAGAAGCTGCAAGTCATCGCGCCGATCAACTCGTCGTTCGACTGCGTTGTGTCCGTCCTAGAAGGAGTCGACTGATGGCTGGGTTTCATACCGGCACCGATCTCGCCGACAAGACCTTCTATGGGTTCAAGCTCCTCCAAGCGACGGGCGATCTCAATGTGGACGTCATCAATGACGGCTCCACGGTCAGTCTCCCTCAGACGGGCTACATCGTCGGCCCGAACGAGTATGTGAACTGGGTTTGGTCAACAGACACTTATCAGTTCCGCTGGGGCAATAAGGGTCATCTGGAGATGGTGTTCGTATGACTACTGTCATTGATCTCGGCAAACTGCGGTTCTACTGGGCTGGCGACTACAACGCTGCGACTGAGTACGAACTCAACGATGTGGTGAAGTACGGCGGTAACGTCTACGTCTACATCAACGTCGTCAAGTCAATCGGGACGGTCCCGACCAATACGTCCTACTGGGCGATGATGGTCGAAGGCATCAACTTCATCGGTGTATGGAGTGCTGCCACACAGTACTTCATTGGGGATGCGGTCGCCTATGGCTCGACTGTCTACATTGCCCTCACTGACAACATCAACAAACAGCCTGACCTGTTCCCTGCAAACTGGTCGCAGTTTGTCGAAGGTATCCAGTGGGAAGGCGACTATAGCGCCGTAACGAGCTATCAGGCCAACGACGTCGTCAAGTACGGCGGCAGTGCCTACATCGCGAAGCAGACCACATCCGGCAACGATCCCACCAACACGACCTACTGGGATCAGTTCGTTACGGGCATCTCGCCTGAAGGTGTCTACAATAACGCCACTGCCTATGTCCCCAACGACATCGTGGCTTATGGCGCGAACCTCTATATCTGCATCGCGAACACCACAGGAAACGCGCCCACTAACGCAACATACTGGACCCCGTGGCTCTCGTCGTTCCAGAACCGTGGCGCTTGGGCTACCTCGACGCTCTACTACGTCAACGATCTCGTCCAGTACGGGGCGAACGTCTACGCCTGCCAAATCCAGAACACTTCCGGTGATTTCGCGACTGACCTTGCCGCTGGCAAATGGTCGATCTTCGTCTCTGGCCTGAGGTCTCGTGGCAACTGGGCTACGTCAACGGCGTACCTCCCGTTCGACATCGTAGTCTACGGCGGCAATACCTACTCCTGCCTTGTTGCGCACAACTCTGGAACTTTCGCTACTGATCTCGCTGCTGGCAATTGGCAACTCTTCAACAGCGGCATCAGATGGCGCGGGACTTGGGCCACAGCTACCTCTTACCTTGTCAATGATACCGTAAGGAACGGCGGCTCAAACTACATCTGCGCCCAAGATCACACCTCAAACGACTTCAGCACAGACTTGGCGGCGGGCAAGTGGCAGTTCTTTGCTGGTGATGCCGTCATACCGCCGATCAACGTGAGCGATAAAGGTTACTCGCTTACTGTTGACGCCACGGGCACTGGCGCTGTTTGGATAAATACTACTGGCTCTACGAACGTCTTCTATGTCTCCCCTGATGGGAATAACTCCAACCCCGGCACAAGCCTAGCGCTGCCTTTCGCCAATATTCAGAGCGCCATCGCTGCGGTCCCCGCAGGTCAAGCTGCCGTTATCTTCGTCAAGAACGGGACGTATCAGGAAGCCGCGCTTCCGATGATTGTGCCTCCGGGCGTTTCGATCATCGGCGACAGCACGCGGACCGTGATCGTCACGCCAGCCGCTGGCCTTGCTGCTGATGGAGTCACGCCGAACAACGAAGCCACAATGTGGCGTCTCTCGAACGCATCACTCCTGCACAAGATGTCGTTCTCAGGGATGACAGGATGGATTCCGGGTGGCACTCCGGGCGACATCACCACCTCCACAGCGAAGGGTGTGTACGTTGCGCTGAACTCAGCTTCTCCGATCACTACAAAGTCACCCTATGTGATCGAGTGCTCGGCGTTCGGCACTGGCGCGATTGCCGCATATATCGACGGCGCGGTCCATGCCAGCGGCTACAAGTCCATCGTGTTCAGCAACTACACCTGCATCATGGACAATGGTGTAGGCATCTGGGCGAAGGACGGTGCCCGTACTGAGGTTGTTTCTGTCTTCACCTACTACGCCTACTTTGGTTACGCCGCGTCTGGCGGTGGTATCATCAGGGCCCTGAACGGGAACAACTCCTACGGCACTTGGGGTTCCGCTTCGTTTGGCTTCCTTGCTGCCGAAGTTCCGCATACCGGCGCTCTGTACGGCGAACAACTCACGGTGACTATCGACCCGATCACCACTGGGTTTGCAGCAGGCAGCACGATCACCGGGCAGACGTCTGGCGCTACTGGTACGGTCACTAACCTTCAGTCTTCAGCGGGCAAAATCTACTACAAGCTGACCTCGATTGGCACACCGTTCCAGAACGGCGAGGACATCAGTGACGGGACCAACACGCTGACCATCGCCGCTGGCGGTGTGTCTCAGCAGAAGGGCTTCCTGCTTGTCGCCAACGGATTCTCGTCCTCTCCGCTACCCGGTGCCAGCATTCAGATTGCTGGTGACTCTGGCGCGTATGTTGTGCAGTCCGTCAGCGGTACCTTCGTTGATGCGACCAGCATCCTTGCCGTTGCTCTGGCTCAGGAAAAGCCCACCGGCTCTCCAGATGGCGCTGCCCTGACGATCCGTTACAACTACAGCCAGATTCGTCTGACGGGCCATGACTTCCTGAGCATCGGTACTGGCGGCGTAACGACCACCAACTACCCCAACACCCCGACGCAGCCCCCTGCTCAGGGCAATGAAGTGAACGAAGACCTTCCGGGTCGCGTTTACTATGTGTCCACCGATCAGGACGGCAACTTCCGGGTCGGCGAGTACTTCCGGGTCGATCAGGCTACTGGTACGGCCACGCTGAACGCGAACGCCTTCAACCTCTCTGGCCTTACCTCTCTGCGCCTCGGCTCAATCGGTGCGCAGCTTGGGGAGACGATCAACGAGTTCTCCTCAGACCCGACTCTTGGCGGCAACTCTAACTCTGCCGTCCCAACGGAGTACGCGGTCAAGACCTATGTCGATGCCCGTACAGGCACGGTTCCGCTTGTACAGTCTTCTGTATCCTCCACCTCTTCGTCTCTGGTGGGGATTAACTTTGCAATGGAAACGCTTACCATCAGTGGCGCTTCTACGGTATATACTGTACCATCGGGCTCGTATGTCTTCGTCCTGAACCCCAACGGTTTTGCTCTCTACCAGTAAAGGAACACTGAAATGTCCAAGATCGTAGTCGATCAGGTACAAAAATCTGGTGGCGTTGCACTCACGCTTCCCACCGCAGACGGAACCAATGGTCAGTTTTTACAGACTGACGGCAGTGGTAATCTTGCTTTTGGGAGCGCTCCCTCCCCGATTGTCCTCCTTCCAGACGACTCCGCTAATACCATAGGCGCTGTCTTCACATCGACTGCGCAGGGTAACGTATATGGCTCCACCGGGCAGTGGACGTCATCTGGCCCTTGGACAACGTACAACAACTATCAGATTGGCAGCAATGCTCAGACCACCACGCAAGCTTGGAACATGGCTCTTGCAGATGGCTACCCGAACGGTAGCTCGCAGATTCCTTACGCCAACAACCGCGAGGGTGAGTACTCTCGTCAGATACTCTACGCGAACTGGAACCGTCTTGGCATCTTTCGCAGCAAGAACTACTATGACGCAAACCAGACCGCCAACTACTCTGGTATAACTTGGTCTATTCTCCCTGTCCGCAATACGACTGGTTCGGCCATAAACGCTACTTTTTACCAGTATGGCAGCTATCAGTTTAGCAGCTACGGCGGGATCGGCGTTGGTCTTTACACCCCGAATGCTTCGACTTACGCCGCAGCAACGGGCGGTACTTGGACACAGCCGTATACAAACTCCACTGGGGGCAATAGCCAGACAACCTATTCATTTACCGTTGCGGTTCCGGCAGCAACCACCGTACTTTTGCTTTCTGGAACTACGCATTCCTATCAGACAACCTATCAGTTCTTTGATGCCCATCTGTGGTATAACTTGTCTTCATCATTCACTGCTGGTCTTGTGTGCGACCTTCGCATGTTGCACGCCCTTTATATGGCCCGTAGCTCTTCTAACACTAACTCAACAGCCGATCCTTGGCGTATCTATAACGCAGCGGCAGCAATGTATGGAGATCGCTAATGCTTGTGCGCTTTGATCAGACGGGCCGGTCCATCGAAATATGCGACTTCCCTCAACCTGACTATGAGGGGCAGTACTTCGAAGTCCCTGTTGGCATGACGGCTCCCGTTATGTTTTTGGAGAACGGATCGGTCCGTGCTGCTACGGACGAAGAGCTAGAAGCCATGGCTGCTCGTGCGGCAAATGATGCTGCCGCAGATGCCGCTCGCATTGTGCGCAACAGGCTTCTGCGCGTCTCTGATGTACTGGCTCTAGCTGACCGCTGGGCGGGCTATACTGCTGCGCAGAAGACAGCCATCACCGCATACCGTCAGGCTCTGCGGGACTTGCCGCTTCAAGCATCGTTCCCGCACGACATCACATGGCCAAATGAGCCTGCTCTTTAATAGGGGTGCATCATGACCAGTCTTCTCTCGACTGCTCTCATCGGGAGCGGATTCCGCACTCAGCTAGTTAACTTGGGCAACGTCTCTGGCGATGTGTATATTAACGTCAACAGGGGTAACGAGTTTCTGTTGACGCCTGTCGGGACTACCACAATTTACTTCAACGGGCTTCCGCCTTCTGGGCAAGTTGGGTATTGGTCTCTTGAGATTCGGTCTCCGGGAGTCAACGTGGTTAGTTTTGGCCGGCAAACCAACCAATCCGTCTCGTTTGATACTGGCAGTGGAGTAATCGCTGGCGGCACGAGAAGTACTGTTTTTGCTTTTCGCTGTAGGGATGGACAGACCGTTTGTGGAGCTACGAGCTTTGCAAGTATTCCGGGGTAATCCGTATGCTTCCTTTTATGCTAAGAGCAGCCGGGGCAAAGTACCGCCCAGCAGAAGCCGTTCAGTCGGGACCGTCAACGGCCCCTCCGGGGACGCCCATTCTTTGGTATACCTCTTCGGAGATACCAAACTCTTGGGGACAGTGGCCTAACAAGGGCTCTCTTGGCACGGGCTATAATCTTATCCCATACTCTGGGACGCCTTCTATTAGCACCCTGCCAGACGCGGCAAGCAAGAGATCAGTGCTTTTGAATGGCACTAACTTGCAATTTGCAAACTCCGGTTCAATACAATTGCACGCTGTTTCTTCAGCATCACCAATGTTAATTGCGGCTGTGGTCAATTTTGGCGGAAGCGCTTATTTGGGCATTGTTGGGTCTCAGGGTCTTTCTACGACCCTTCCAAATGGTTTTGGGGCTTTCGCTTTTCCTTCTATGCAGGAAGTTTACGATAACGACGGCGTTCCTGTTTCATTTACGGCAGGGTGGAGTGCTGGAACTTCAACTCAGTTAGTTATTCTTCATGATACCAGTAACAATGTTTACTGGTACGAGGCAAAAACTAGTGGAGCGATTGTTGCCGTAGCTGGCTCTTATGGGGCTGCCTTTACTATTCGCGGTGTGACGGGTATGCGTAGCGTAGCAGCGAGCAATGCGTACATCTCGGAACTTGTCGTGTACAACACCAACCACAACACAACATTTGCGCAGAGTGTGAGGGACTGGCTTGGTTCAAATTACGCTGGGGTGGGAAGGGTAAATGCTTAATCATACTACTTACACAGTAGATGGCCGAACAATACATGTCTTTGATGGGCTTTTTACTAAGGCAGAAGCTGAAGCAATATATGTTTCTATTTGTCAGCTTCAGTTTCGTGTTGCAAACGTAAACTTTCTCGATGTTCAGGGTATACAGGACAAGCACCTAAAGGCAGATGTTGATGTATCTTTTCTGGACAGCATAAAGCTGTTCGGCGGTTCCCGCGACGAGATCATATCTCCGTTGTTCGGTGAAGATTTCTACATGCACAAAGCTTACGTCAACCTTGGCATAAAGGGTGACGCGCACAAATGTCACGTTGACGCCTACCATGAGGGCCAAGGAAAAACCATTCTCTACTACGCTAATAGAGACTGGGATCAAAACCATGGCGGGGAGACCATATTCTATAATATGGAGCAGACAGAGATAGCGTTTGTGAGTTCGTACAAACCGGGACGCCTTGTCATCTTTGACTCAGACCTACCTCATTCTGCTAGGCCGCAGACATTCGATGGCCCCGCATATCGTTTCACGCTTGCGCTAAAATACTTGCGCGATGTCGCTTCGTGATGCGGTAAGAGACAAGCACAACGAGGCAGAGAAACACTGCTTCGTTGTGTCTCTTTTGTCTGGCGAGATGAAGCCAGAGGTTTACGCCACCTACCTCGTGAACCAAGCGGCTTGCTACAGGGCTCTGGAGACAGTGGCCAGTGAGCACATGAGGTCTCTGCCGGGCCTACGCAGGGCGGAACTCATCGAGCTTGATGCCAAGGAGCTTCTTGGTGACGCAGAGCCCCCTGACCTGACGACATCCACCAGATACTACGTCTCCTACGTCCAAGAAGTTCCATCGAACTTATTGTGGGCGCACATCTACGGCAGGCACTTCGCTGATCTGTACGGTGGCCAACTCATCAAGAAGGTCGCTCCCGGTGCGTGTAGGATGTACCACTTCGAGGACCGCGCCGGTCTGATCAAGGCCGTCAGGGGAAAGCTCACAGACGACCTTGCGCATGAGGCAAACACGGTGTTCGACTTTGCCATCGAACTGTTCGATGAGGTAGCCGATGCCCACAATCTTCGAGCTTCTTGAAGAAGCCCACTGCGACATCCTGAAGGAACTAGCTAAGTACGAGGAGGTGGATGAGGGCCACCGATTCTCTTGGCCAAACTACGTCTTCAAGGGGGCGAACTTCAGGCGTGCCCACCTTGATATCGTGGACGCGCGAGAGACCAAGAAGCTGTACATGCTGCACCTGACGATCATGCCGCATGTCAACGATCCCGCGCCGGTCTTCGGATTTGACATCATAGCCGGTCCCAACAAGGTAACAGGGGCTTTCCATGACTTCAGCCCCGTCGTGTCGAAGCACCCACTGCTAGACCTCTTCTCCAACCGCGCTTCCTTCTATGAGTGGAGCAAGGTCAGGGAGTTGCCCGATTGGGCGAAGGCGATCTTTAGCGGGCACATGATCGCTGCTGGCAACATCCAAAGTGAGCTTGAACTCAAGCGCCTTCTCGTGCTGGTCATGAACAACCTCAAGCACTACCTGAACTCCATAGGTGAGCGCTCAAGCGCTGACTATACAGATCGGCAGAACAGGTATTGCCACTACCAGAAGCAGAACCCTCATACGCCCAAGGTGATGGCTGCTCTAGGCCTAGACCCTCAGGAGGTGCAGAGGTTCATTGAGGAGTGCCTTTTCCCTGAGCTTGTGCTAGCATAGCTCAGTATCGCGCAGGGATGGCGTAACCGATGCTTGGCTTCTTCCCACTAACGGGTGCGCCTCTCGCGGATGACGCCGCTGAGATACCTAGCGTCAATGTCCTTGTCACTGGCGTAGAGGCGACTGGCTTTGTCGGGGTAGTTACTGCCGAGGCTGGCGCTATTGCTCTTGTCACCGGCCTCCAAGCCAGCGCGCTTGTTGGAAATGTAGACGCCGAGGCTGGCTCTGACGTATTCGTTCAGACCCCGCCGAGCACTGGTCAAGTCGGCTCTGTTGCTATTGCTGGGAACGCTGACGTCGGCGTCACTGGCGTTCAGGCGAACGGCTTCGTTGGCAACGCTACGGCTGAGGCGGGCGCAGTCGTCCCTGTCTTCGGCGTGCAGGCTAATGGCTTCATCGGGAATGTCGATGTCCAATTCATCGTTGACATCGGACACGCTCGTCGACCCGAGAACCACGAAATCG